ATTGCGTACGATAACGCGCAGGAAGCTTGGACGGCTCGTTACAACCACGAGACGATTGCTCTCGGCTTCTCCATCACGGAAGAAGCGGTTGAAGACAACCTGTACGACTCGCTCAGCAAGCGCTACACGAAGGCTCTTGCTCGCGCTATGGCGTACACGAAGCAGGTCAAGGCGGCCTCGGTCCTTAACAATGGTTTCGCCGGTGCCTACACGGGCGGTGACGGTCAGCCGTTGTTCTCGGCCTCGCATCCGCTTATCTCGGGCGGCACCAACAGCAACCGTTTGACGGCCTCGGACCTCAACGAGACCTCGCTTGAAGCGGCTGTCATTCAGATCGCTGGTTGGACCGACGAACGTGGTCTCTTGATCGCGGCGAAGCCCGACAAGCTCATCGTTCCCCCGGCCTTGATGTTCGTTGCCAAGCGACTCCTCGACACGGAACTCCGTGTTGCGACTGCTGATAACGACATCAACGCGCTGAAGGCGATGGGTGCGATCCCGGGCGGTTACACCGTTAACCACTTCTTGACTGATCCGAACGCTTGGTTCTTGACGACCGACGTTCCGAACGGCATGAAGCACTTCGTGCGTACCCCGCTTGCGAACAGCATGGACGGAGATTTCGACACCGGCAACGTCCGGTACAAGAGCCGCGAGCGTTATAGCTTCGGCTGGTCGGATCCGCTGGGCATGTTCGGTTCGCCGGGCGCGTCCTGATAGCTTTCTCCTAGAGGGCTAGAGTTGGGGGGTTACAAGTAGCAATGCTTGTAGCCCCTCTTTTTTAGTGATATACAGTCGTTATCGGGAAAAATTTCGTTTACCAGACAGCCCCGACTGACGACATGCAGACTGGTAAACACTTACTCGCATGTGAGGAATTGAAATGGCAAATACTACGTTTAGCGGGCCGGTTCGGTCCCAGAATGGCTTCCAGTCAATCAGCATCAACAGCACGACTGGTGCCGTTACGATTAACTCTTCGTTCGGTACGGACGTTGTTCTTGGCACGCAGTCCCTCTCGGGTGCTGGTGCGGTTGACATCACGAACGCGTTCACCTCGCTCACTACGTCTGGCGTGTCGCAGGCTCTTACGCTTGCTGATGGCGCTGTTGGTGAAGTCAAGGTCATCGTACACACGGTTGACGGTGGCTCGGCCCTGCTGACCCCGACCACGAAGATCGGCTTTTCGACCGTCACGTTCACGGCAGTGGGCGATTCTGTCACTCTGATCTACACCGCCGCTGGTTGGGCGATCCTTGCTTCGCGTGGCGTGACCATCGCCTAATAGGAGCCGCTAATGGCTATGCAAACAGATGTATTAGCTAGTGCGGTTCGAACTACTGACGGGCTTATCGCTGATCAGGCGACTAATTCCCTCGGGCGTTGCCGCGTAAAGGCTATCTACATCATCCCCGCAGCCGGTGCAGGCAGTGTGGTGTTCAAGGACGGCGGTGCTTCGGGTGTGGTCAAGGCGACCATCAATACCCTTGCGGCATCTACGGCCCCGGACTACGTACTGCTTCCCGGCGAAGGCTTATTGTTCCAGACCAACGTCTATGTTGATGTCACGGACATTGCCTCGGTGATGGTGTTCTATGCCTAAGTCACCTGCGTGGCAGCGCAAGGAAGGCAAAAACCCTGCTGGCGGCTTAAATGCCAAAGGCAGGGCTTCCTACAACCGTGCTAATCCCGGCAAACCGGGTCTGAAGCGTCCTCAGCCCGAGGGCGGTTCTCGTAAGAAATCGTTCTGTGCAAGAATGTCCGGAATGAAGAAAAAGCTTACGAGCGCCAAGACCGCTAACGACCCCAATAGCCGGATTAACAAAAGTCTTCGTGCGTGGAATTGCTGAAGATGAAACACGAAAGTCAGGAAATCGTTAAGACCGTTGGTGATGCAGTTTCGGTCTTTACTGTAGTAGGGACGTTGATAGAGATGCTCCCCTCAATTGCAGCAATAATCACAATCGTGTGGACGGGCATCCGTATCTACGAAACCGATACGGTGAAAGACATTATTTCCCGGTGGAAGAACCGAGACTGAAATGCCCAGCAAGTCCGGCAAACAACATCGTTTGATGGCAGCGGTTGCCAATAACCCGGCATTCGCTAAGAAAGTTGGTATCTCACCAAAGGTGGGGAAAGAGTTCGTCAAGGCCGACAAAGGCCGCAAATTCAAAGGTAAATCCAAATGAAAGAATCCAAGAAAATGGCTAAGAAAGAGATCGCCTTCATGAAAAAGAAGGGCGGCAAAGTTAGCGGCCCATATCGTAAAGCTGCCGATGGCATCGCTGTGAAAGGCAAGACCAAGGGCAAGGAAATCAAGATGCGTATGGGAGGTTCCTGTGGCTAAAGCTAAAGCACCGGCCCCGAAAGTAGGGGGTCCATCTCAAGATTTAACCCCTCGCGGCAATTTGCCTGATGTCTCGGTAATCAAACCCGGTGCGGGATTTGGCGATGACATCAAGGCCAAGAAGCCGGGCGGCAAATATGCTGGCGGTCGTATTAAGAAGATGAGCAATGGTGGCTCTGCTTCTAGCCGTGCTGATGGCTGCGCCGTTAAAGGTAAAACTCGCGGGAAGTTTGTATAACCATGGCTAAGAAACCTTCTGAAATGACCGATGAGGAGCGTTACGGCAAGGTCGGCGCTCAGATCCGTAGGCTAGACCCGGAGGCTTATAAGAACCGTCCGCGCAGCGCCGAGGGCAATTTAAAGCTCTTGAAGGAACTGCAGTCGAAACCGAAGGAAACTCCTGCTCGTCAGTTGTCTCCAGAAGAGTTTATGTCCCCATCAAGCCGTCGCACCTCTTCGGCTTCCGCAGCGTCACCTTCAAAGGGTCCCTCGACTCGTGGGGGCGCCCGTCCCTCTAAGGACGACATGATTGCTAAGCGGGCTAGTCAGGCCATTACCCGTGCTTCGCGTAGCGGTGAGCTTCCGAGCGACCGTGCTTCGGGGTATCGCAGTCAGGCTGAACAGACGGGTATGTCCGCTGATGAACGGGCTGAGAAGGCTCGTGGCTATGCCAAAGACATCGCTATGACGGCGGGTGCGGCTAAGCTTGGGTCCGCTGCTGGATCTGCATATGGCAGGACATCTGGCGCGTTCCGTAAGAGTGCTGACGATGCTTCTGAATCAGCCGGTCGTAGCTTGGCTCGCAAAGACCTTCCTTCGTTCTCTGAGCGTTATCGTGCCCGGGAATCTGCGGCAGCGTCGCGTGAGAAGTCACCCAAGCGTATGCGTGAGAAGGTTGAGCAAATGCTTGATGACAAGCTGGCTGCTGATATGGCGGGCGGGTACAAAAAGGGTGGATCGGTTCGCTCTTCGGCTTCTCGTCGCGCTGACGGTATTGCTGCTCGCGGTAAAACCCGAGGGAAGTACATCTAATGATGGCCTCACGCGGTATGGGCGCTATGGCACCTAGTAAAATTCCTCGCGCTAAACGGCGCGGAGACGACGAGATCGTTGAAGGTACAGGTAAGCCTATTCGTATGGCTAAGG